CATTAAGTCCATGTCAGCTTGCTGCGCAAGTACGTCGTTGGTCTGCACGCTAAAATACTTAGCCTGATTGACCTGCATATCTTGGAAGATAGGCGTTGGGACTTCAGTGGACAGAGTAGAACCTGCGCCAGTGTAGTCGTTGATGGTGATTGAAGGCGCAGTGCGGATACGAATGGTATCGCCTTTGTTCTTCAACTCACCTTCGTAGTCAGTGTTGCAAATCTCTGACAACATAGTGTTTTGGTAGAATTTAGCGAGTAACTTCCCAGACCAGAGGGTAGGGATGAACGCGCCAGTGTACTCGGGCGACGTTGTGAACGCGCCATTAGTCGGAAAAACAGCCATGATTGGCCTCCTTTACAGAATTGGTTTACGCAGCGACACGACCTTCCATGTAAGCTGCGTCTATTTCGGCTTCAAGTTTACGTGCCTCATCAGACTTACCCGCTTTCTGCATGTGCGTTATTTTGACAAACATAGCCCTAATTTGATCGTTAGTGTATGTCTTGCCCTTTGGCGCAGGTGTAGATGGCGAGGAAGTGCTTTTTGAGGGTTGAATCTGACTCTCAATCTCTTTGTTAACAACCTGTTGTGCAGGATCAGCTTCTTGTTGGGAGTTCTTAAACAAGTTAACAAAATGTGCAACGCTATCAGCGTCACCTTCAGAAAAGGATTTTTCGGCCACAACCCGACGCGGTGCACGTAAGAGGGGGTCATGCTCGTCTAACCACTGAATCCAGTTAGGATCAGCGTTTACCTGAACGAAATCAGGCACTAAACGATGCAATTCCTGCTCAAACGATGTCTGGGTTACCTTAGAGCCAGTCTGTTCCAGCATTTCCCTAAGCTGGTTGTTCTCGCCCTGTACGGCTTCAAGCTGTTTATATAGCTCGGCGGATTCTTCTCTTGCGATTTTGCGCGATATTGCAATCAGATCGTCACCAAATTCTTGACGGTCTTCATCAGTAACCAGATTTTGAAGCTGCTCGTGCTTGGCTTGCTCTTTGGCTTCTTCCACCGCTTTGTCAGAGGCTTTAACTTGCGTAACTAGATCATCTAGCTTACTTGTTAAGTCTTTAACTTGTTGGTGGAGCCTAGGAACTTCCGCATCGTACATACCTTGTAGGGTTTTGTACTTCTGCTTCCAAACCTTGCCTTCTTCGTCTGGTTTTTCTGCCTCTACCTTTTCAGCAACAACTTCACTGGCTGGTTCTTGCGATTGTGCTGGCTCTTGCTTTGCTTCGGGTTCCACCACTTCCGCTTGGGGAGCCGTATCGACTTCCGTTGCAGGGGCTTCTCCATAAAGCTGCTGGCTTAGTTCATCGGCTTCACTGGCTTGTGCTTGTACTTGCTTTGGTATTGGCATCACTCTCTCCTAAAGCTCCAACTCTGTGACACGCTCCTGTTGGTCTGCGTGTAACATAATGGTTTGCTGGATATTTACGCCTTACGGCGGTCTAAAACCTCTTGCGATTGTTCTACCGCGTTGAGGAAATCTCTTAGAACACTAGCTTGACCCTGCAAGCGGTGGATTACCCAAGGTTCTTCTGCTGTAACAAGTCTGTCTTTTACGTTATCCAAAAGGGTAGCAAAAAGCTCCAGTAACTTGTCATCACGCAGTTTACACTCGCGTAACGCCTGTACATGCTGTCGGTCTGTTTTATGCTCTAAAAACATAGGGTTAACTTATATCATACCTAACGCAACTGCAACAAGTTCTTCGTCCGTTAAATTTCTAACAACTGTAGGTAACGAAACTTGGTGTAGCGTTATGCCAGCGCCCAACTTGTTAGCTGCTTCCGCACTACCTGCTGGTACTGCTATGCCGTAATTTGTCACCCCGACACTGTTAGCCCCTTCTAATATGTTAGCAGTCTGCACTGTAGCTGTTGCGGGCTGTGCGTATATACGGAATTGGGGCGTAGTAGTCGTTACACCTTTCCGCTCTATTTCTGGCAGCGGCGCGGGATAAACAATATCTGGCGATTTTTCGGGTAACGGCGGGGCTGGGGGACGGAATAGCGCTGGTGGCACTACCGCTATAGGCGGCGCGATTTCCCACAACGCCTTAACTTCTGTAAATACTTCAGGAGTTGTAGCGCGCTTACGGAAGGGGAGTATCGTCCCACCCGTATTCTGCTGGGCTGGTTGTACTACTTCGGGGCGTTGTTGCCCTAAAGCCGTAGTAAACGTATCAGCGCGGAATGTCCTAGCTGCGAAGGTACTAAGTGGCATCCCTCACCACCGCAGTCCTGTTACCATTTTCGTCTACGGTGACTACTACGCGGTCTTTACTATCATCCAGATCACGGAACGTTTCAGTGCCAGTGCCCGCACCCGAGACTTTTCCGGTGAGCATTGACGCCATAAGGCGGACTAATTCTTCTGCGTTTAGGGATGACTCAAGTACCTGCTGCCAAACCGCTGTGGCGTTATCAGAGCTAGATGGGACAGCACTAAGATCGCCCGTAACAACGTTAGTCTTCGTTTCAACCGTATTGACCAAAGACGATATTTGCGCGGGGAACACCGCTGCGCCATCTTCCACAAAGTAGTAAGGAGTAGAGTAGTCGTCGGAAAACAAAACCCCTGTTATGGCGACAACCCTAGGGTCATACAGTAACTTCCAGTTGTTAATTAAAAAGTAGCTGTCCCCTGTAAAACCGCCGGGGATTGGGTCAAGCCCGGTGAACCGCATGGCAAAGTAGTATCGCTCGTTGTCAGCCCGTTCTACCCATCTAACCCAAGCCGAGTAGACTTCAGTACGTATATCTAGGTTAGTAACACCGTCGTTAACTCGGATCGTGCGCGTTTCGCCGTTGAAGCTGACTTTTTCAGCATCCAGCCATTCTTCGCCATGCGCCGCCCAGAGTGGTACTGACATTTACTGAATTATCTCTTTCCAGTTGACGACCACCATTATCTTGGCGTTAGGGTAGTAAGCCGTTCGTGTCTTAGCAAAGAAGCTCCATACAACCCTAGAACCTTGAAAGCCTTTGATATTGCCGCCAGTTGCCGCGCCCAAGGATATGGGTGTCGTTAATCCAGCGTCCGAGTAAAGCTCCGCGCTATTGACGCTGACAGGTTTAACATAGACAGTTAGATCATCGTAGCTAGCGTTGTCAGTACCCGTAATTGTGTACCCGCCAGCGTTGAATGGGAAAGTAACCGTCATAGGCTCTCTGACGTTAATCCGTCCTGTTGTCGTCATAACAGCGGGTGATCCCGCAGAGATTGCCGCTATCGTGTTCTCAACCGTACCGCCATCATCGGGGAAGTTCTTAACCGCGCCATACTGCAAGTTGTTAAACGTGTCAGTAAGAATGCTGTCGTACCGACCTTTAAACATATCCTGAAGAATTATCTTGCCGCCTTCAAAGCTGGCTCCAGCCGTTGATATTTCGACATTAGTGCCAGTAAGGGTAGAAAAAACATTGTCGTTATCGACGCTGTTAATTTCCATCTTCAGATCAATGATTGCATCGGCACCGTCGAATTGACCTACAGCAGCGCCCGTGTCGTTAAACGCATACGCGTTAATGGATGTAGGCACATACAGACTATGGTTGACCTCTCCATTTGCATGAAGCTCTCTTGGACTCAGTGCGAACAAGCGCTGCCAGTTATCACTGATGTTTGCTGTGACCGTCGTGTGGGGCGAAGCGTAAGTCGCGGGTGAGCCGTAGGCCCGAAGATCAATGTCACTCTCAGTCCATACTGCCGCAGACCATGATTCAACATACAAGTTAGTAGACGAGCCACCCGTAGATTTACAAGAGTAACAAGCTGGCAGAGAAGCTGTTTGGCTCATCGCCTGAGCATATTCATTACCCTGATAATAGCTATGACATACAACTCTCTGTCCTTCCTCGTACACACCGAAGCGTACACGACCAGCGCCGTGCCACTGTACGTCGATCCACCACAAGTTTACCTTTGCCAGATCAAGAACAACCTGACTGTCGCCGGTTCCATCCAGCTTATCACCGTTCCACGACGACCTTGGGATAATTGTGTCTTTCTGTGCTGCCTCGGGAATGCTTGACCTGATTACAACAGAAAGTCCGGTAGCGTCAGTGGCGTCAACACCGCCAGTGCCAACGCGGAACAGGAACCCGTTGTTAGCGTCGAACAATCCCCATTGACGAATGTTACCTGTCGTAGCAGGGGCGTTTAAAAGCGCAGTACCCGCCCAGAGATGGCTAGAGCCAGCTACATAATGGTGGTACTGGTTGGATGACGAAGACGCAAACCCATTGGCAGCGTCAACGGTGTTGTCCACACCTATCTTTATAGAGTGCCGTGTGTTGCTGTAATCGGCATAGCCTCCAGATAACTCGACAGGCGAGAAGTTGGCCGTAAATACTTCTTCCTGACCAAATACATAGTCGCCTAACTGAGTGCCGCCACTGACACGCAACTTACCCCAAGCATCTAGCTGAGGCAGTCCCTCGGCAAATCGAATGTTTGCAGAGCCAGTAATGTCTACGTCCAAGCCATATTCAGGGTTATCGAAACCCATAATGTTTGCGCTGGGAATATAAACATCGTAAGCAGCTACGACTGTACCAACAACGGCAGAAGTATCGGGGTCAAGAATATCTTGACCCGCTATAGGTTGCCTGTCCTCAGTGTATCTATCCACGTTACTGTAGTGCACGGATAAATGCCCTGCGGAGTCAGTACCTTGGCGACCATGCAAATGCACCATCATAGTGGGGCCACCGGCCCCGCTTATCGTGTACATACGCCCAATCTTCCAAGGCCCAACACCACCAGAGAACTCTACTTCGGCGGTATGGACATGATAAATCCTATCGCCCTGTCCTCTCGGTGGTAGTTGAGTATTCCTTCTTTCGTTGTTAGGCATTACTAACTCCTATCAGTCCGTATATGCTCTATCTTGCTCAGCAGTTAGTGTAACAACGTTGGACTTACTTCGCTCAACTGTAGCCGTAGCTACCACTGGCTTAGCTACGCCCTTGTTACCCGCGATAACTGTGATCGGTATGGTTGCGGAGTTTTCGTCTGCATCCACTCGACCGCCTTGCGTATTGTTATCGAAGTCGATAGAGAACGTCAACGACGCAGCGTTGATCGTGCCTGATATATCTGTATCAGTATTATCGTCTAGGACAATCGCGGTAGCTGTTCCGTAGTCATCTGTTCCACTAACCGAGTCTGTGATGTAAGCAACGAAGTAGCCTGTGCTGCCTGTTTGTAGGAAGCTGTTAAAGTTAAGCTGCAACGTAGCGGCGAAGTCAAAGATTCGCTTGGTGCCAGCGTTATCGAAGAAGTCTACGTTGTTCTTGTCTTGAGGACGTAGGTTCTCAATAAACACACTGTTTGAGCAGATTAGCTGGTTACCCTCAAACCGCATAAGCAGGTCTTGAATATCACCGCGCTTTGTGCCGTCGTCACCAGCAGTGTTTATGTCAGTCGTCTGCCGTAGCAGATATTGGACTTTGGTGTAAATCTGCTGGAGCGTTTTATTGTCCCCATCAATAATGATTCGGAAATCAAAATCGTCGGCAGCGTCGTTAATGTCGATTGACTGAGAAGAAGTGTAGTAGCTTACGTCAATGTTGGCGTAGGTGGCTGATTGTGACCCAGTAATCTCTGCGTCAGTGTTGACAACGTTGGAGTCAACAGCGTTAGACAGCAGTGCGTTAACGATAAACGCGCCTGTACTTGTCTGACCTGTATCAGAAAGAATAGAGTCGTCGTACGTAAAACCTTCCTCTCGGATATAGCCTTTAAAGAACGTCTGAGAGTCAAAGTTTCCGTTTGACGCATCCCCGAAAATCTGGATAGCTTGGTTAGGCTCGTCGTCAAAAACAAAGTCAGCAGGAGTCGCGCCTGAGACAAGCTGATAATACGCTTGACCGCCGGTATTGAACTCTCCCAAGCTCACCAAGCCTACATAACGACGCTTTAGGTTTCCTGTATCGGAAGTCCCTGCAATGTCGGGAGTACCTGCGGCTTCGTATTCGTTAAAACCACCGTCACGAATCGCGTTTCGCGTTGCGTCGTTAGCTGGCCCCCAGTCGTTGAACCTAGAACCGTCAAAACCAAATTCAAACTGACCAGATTTTGCGTCAATTGCGTACATAGGGAACGGGAAACTGTTATAAGCAGAGGTTTCCCAAAGCTTAATAAACTTAGAATACAGCGCTTGGGCTGTAACACCGTCTTTAAAGACAAGGTTACCCGCCTCTAAAAGTGTGAAAGTACGGGCGGTGGTGTCAATCGTAATCTCGGTGCCAACAACAAGATCATCACCATCAATAATTTTAGCCATTTGTTAATCCCCCTTCAAGGAACGTAGTTTCTGTCGAGTTGTTGCGCTACGGGCAGCGTAGCACTGGCCGATCCAAGCTCAAATCCGTATATGAAGAACGGTGTGTACCCTTCCGCGTATACTTTTATGTCTACGAATGTTCCCGCAGAGAAAGTGTACGTGTAGGTAGATGTAGTTCCAGATATATCCTGATCGTCTTGCAGTTTTGTAATAGAACCGGCGGTATATATTACCACATCAGAGCCAGCTATTACCCCACTAATTGTCAGGGTAGCTAGTCCTGATTGAACAGTTACCGTGCCTGTGTACGCCGCATCCAGCTTCACTGACGGAATAGTTGCGCCAGCCGACACACTAATTGTCAAATCATTCGATGTGCTTGCGGTAACTAGAATATGGGCATCGTTGTTTGTAGTCGTTACCGTAGCAGGGGAGCCAGACGTATACCCAGTAGCACTACAATTCCAAGTTTGTGTTTCTCCGTTAGTTGCAACTGTAGTTAGCTCTACAGCGTGACTTGTGTTGTCACCGGTAAAAACACACGCATCAACTTGGGAAAGATTAGAAACAACAACGGCAGACGTACTAGCCGTATCGTTAATGGTGCACTCCGACAGCGTTGCCCCGTTTGTCGTAATTGCAAAGCAGTCTGTAAACGTCCAACTGTTTATAGTCTGACTTGACCCAAAACTAATTGCTGCTGCTCGTTGCAAAACGCAACCCACATTAGTCAAAGTAAAATTGTCTGCACTCAAATCAAAGATAAAGCGGGTATCGTCTGTAGTTCCGGTTGATTGAAAAAGTGAATTTCGCAACTCGGCATTGACCCCAGTACCGTCAATTACAAATCTATACAGGCCAGCGCTTACTTCTTGGTCTGTATAGATAAGAACGTTACCGTCCATATCAAAATCGGTCGCAGTAGCACCATTCCCTATTTGCAATTCGCCTGTACAGAAAAACGCACCATCTATATCTGTAACTAGGCCCAAAGAGCTATTAGCATCAACAATTCCAATGTCAGATAACGTAACGGGGTCTACGGCAGTGCCGCCTGTTACAAAATACCCGTCCATATAAAAGAAATAGTCTGTATACATATTCCGCAGCTTTCGCGGCTGCGCTGTACGGTTAAAACGGAACCCCCACTCGTCTACGTTAGCAGCAGTAAGGGTTGTAAACTTGTCTACGCTTGCAACTACATAAAACCAGCCACCCGCGTATGTGTCCCTTCCAGCAACAGTCCGAAACTCCCTAGTACCATCGCCCATAAAAAATTCCATACCCCCGTTTGCTTCTATGTCCAGAAACGAAACAAAGGTGAAATTCCACCAGCCCCGAAAGGTTTTACCAGAACCAGACGGGGCAGACGCGTTTGCATAACCTTGAGTCTGTAGGTCAGAACGAAATTCTCCACCGATGGAATTGCTCCCTTGGATGAAAACTTCGTTATCCAAACCTACACTTGCCCCAAACCAGCCTCCTGTGCTTTCAGCATCAGCAAGCACATTGTTGTTTTGCAACGTAAACGATGGTGTAGCCATCAGCTATACCAACATAATCTGTTTTTCGGGTATATTTACGACGAACGGGCCGTTAGTGCTTGTGTAATCAGCACCCCAGCCTCCGACAAACAACGCTGTGTTGTTTTTGGAAGTGTCGTATATCATATACCCTGCGGCGGTTATAGAGGCTCTAGGCCACTCCGCGTTACCCCACGAAATAAACGCGCTACCATCTGTGTCGTTCTCCACGCAGCAGCTATGCAGCTTCATACCGCCAGCCTTATACCCGGCCCCAGTAACTTCCCCTACAGAGGTGTAGAGCGTTGTTTCCGGCCCTAGTTTGGCGTCTGCTGTGTATAGCGCGAGTTTACAGGAGTCATTTATAATTGACTTCAAAAACAACAACTTAGCGGCTGATGTTAACCCTGTTTGTATCATCCGTTGCGTCCTGTTGCGACGTTTCGCATCTGGTTACCGTCGCGACCGCCGACAGGCGAACCATCGGGTAACAGGGGCGCAGCTTTCGAGCGCGTTGCGCCGGTGACGTTGCCTTGAGCATCACGCGCGAACTCGACGTTATCTGGTGCAGCACTCATAGACTCCTGTAGCATCATAAGTTGTTGTTGCAACTGGGTAATCATCTGTTGCTGTTCTTCTATCATAGACACTTGGTTACTGTCTGGAACGACCTTATCGACGTTCATGTTCAAGTTCTTAGCCGCATCTCTTAACAACTCAGCAGTTCCGCGTGCGCCTACAATCTGGCTAGCTTGTTGACTGTTAAGTACAAGCTGTAAGAACTCGTTACGTCGAATCGCTTCAGCTTCTTTGACGACTAGAGAACTAGCCCCGCGTGCCACGATGTTAACGTCACCGACTATCTCAGGGTCTTGGTTATACCGTAGATTGTCTTGGTACAGGCGCTCAATGGCCGGTACGATAACGTTCTTGTCGATGTTGTTGATTACCTGCTTAATACCCTTACCAGCGTTGGAAATCATCATTGATAGGCCCGAAGAAGTACGACCCGCCCCCGGCTGATGGCCCCCAGTCATGTACTTGGGTATCATCGTGTCTTCATCAGCTCTCTCTGAGAACTTCTCAAAAACCGCCATCAACTCCTGTGCATTACTGGGCGGCTGGAAGAACGTCAGCGGGGGCGCACTGTCGTTATACTCACTAGACTCAAACTGCCATATTTTCCAAGGGTGTAGGTCAGTAATGTCTTCGCCCGGTGGCATTCGACTTACGTTTACACCGACTTGTGGGCCAGAGGAAATGCCCATGTTGTTCGCCATCGCGCGTGCAGTGGCGTTCATCATTAGTTGGGAATCTCGGCATAGGTCAGCTACGCCCTTACCATCTACTGACCCCGGCTTAGCTTCATAAGAAGTTAAGTAGTAAGGCTTGCGACCTAGCGGGTCGTAGTTCAGTACGGCACGTATGACTTTACCGCCAATCAACCACACCTCACAGGGGTAGCTCAGCGCCGCATCGGGTATCTGTTCCTCGGTAAGACCCCATTCCAACAGGAGTTTACCTTCTACAGAGTCCCATAGCTGTAGCGCGTCAATGAGGTCTTCGTTGACGGTAGAGTGTAAGGTGTCCTTACCCTCGGCGTCTGTCAGTGCAGAATCCACCCACAGCCAGTCGGACGAAAAGCCCGCACCGTTAAAGTCGAACAACACTGAACGTATCGCATCTTCGTTGTAGCCGGGAACGCCAATAAGCGCCTGTAGCTCGTCGCGAGTCATGCGGTGGCGTTCGATAACAAAACCGTCGTTAATGTCCCATGCCCAAGGTGCCCAGTACAGCATGAACGGATCAATCCGCTCCCACTCGTTACGCACAACGTCAGTAGGCTGTAACTGTCCATCGACCCACTTCATCACTTTGCGGCGGCGCTTTACTGGCCCTTTCATACACGCGAAGGGGAAGGTCACGATGTCATCTATAAACTCGTTGAACGCTTTGCCCCAGTTACCTTCTTGTAGCTGGTCTTCCATCGCGCGTTCCATACGCTCGACACGCTTCTCAGACTCATCCCTATACTCGCGGAAGGCGACATCGCGCATCTGCGCGGCTTTCTTACGCAGCGTTTCCTCGTCCGGCGTCTGGCCCGTCTGAACCATGTGCGTCTGAATTTCCATGGACAGTTCAGCCATAAGCTCGTCCATAATAAACTGAGGAAGCTCAGGCTCGGGAGTGGGGTCGATAGCCCAAGGCTTGTCATTACCACTACCTAGCAAGGTGTCACGCAGCCAACTAGTTGCCGCTCTACACTTTACAGAGGTAAGCTGAACAAAGATGTCAGACCCGCCCTGTGAGTTTATCTGCGACTCAATATCGGGGTCGTAATCGCCGTTACGTTGTCGTAAACACTTGAGCATACGTTCCTCAAGCTCACGCTTAGAGTCACGCGCCACTTCCCAGCGGCGTCGAACGTGCGCGCCGAGTCCTTGTATCGCGGGGGACGCTTGTAGTTCAGCGTTACGCTCGTTTGCTTGTTGCTCAAGATCGGCTGCACTCGCTACCGGAATGAGCGCCATAGACACATCTGCCATAGACTTCGCCTAAATTAACCGACTAGTAGGCTGAATTGTAACAGTAAGCGGCCTGTAATCAAGTATAGACATAGTTTCTCTTTACAATATCTCTTTTTGTGTTCCTACGCTGCGCCCCACGAATGGAAACATCAATGACGCTATCGGCGTACTGGTTGGCATCGTGTATGTGCGAATACTCGTTCTTGTCGGGTTTTGCCTCAACCTGCCCGTCCCGCTTCTTCTTGTAGCGATACCCGTGCTGGAACCCCCTAATAAGCATCGTACAGCTAGGATCAATGAGGTACATCGCCTCCCCGTCAAGCTGGTGGCTTAGCAACCGCTCAACCGCCTGTATCCGATATTCCGGCTTGTTGCTGGGGGGTTTTATACACTGGTAGCCCGCCGCTTTGAGGGCGTCCACCAACGTCATCTCGTTTAGCTGCTGTTTCATAAACCCAGCGGGGTCTGGCGCACAGATAATGTTGTAGCCGGGGTAATGCTGCGCGATGTGTGGGTTCAACATGACGCGTACGAAAGTCTCTATCCCCATGTTTTCGCTGGTAATCTCTGACAGCGTAACCACTCGACCTCTAGGATCACGCTGCTTAAAGATCGCGCAAGGTGTCCGTCCGAAGTCCACCCCCGCGATGATGGGATACTCTGTGTTGGGCACAGGCTTTATGGATTCCTTGGCAACGTGAAACCCCGTGTTGAACGCGCGGTCATACACCGGCGTGCCCGCTAAGGAACGCCCGAACTTGTTATGTATGTATACGTCGATCCAGTCGTCGGTCTTACCCTCGGCCAGATTCTCGTAATAGCCCTCGACCAGATACTCCAACCAATCCGCTTCGTCGCTCAGCGCACTGGGCTGCTTAAACACTTTCGCGTTATTGGGCGGCTCGGACATGTATTCTTCCCAGAACGTATCCGCGTCCGGCGCGTTGGTCGCTCCCCACAAGTGGTGGTTCGGCGTGCCATCATCCTTAACGCAACCCCCGTTAGCCACCGAGGGGTATCGCCCGACCCGTCCTTGTAGCGCGTTGAAGATGTCGGGGTGTATTTCTCGGTACTCGTCCAGTACCCCGAACGAACATTCCAGCGACAAGAGCCGTCGAACGTCGTTTGCGTCGTCCAGACCCCTAAATAACACCTCACATTCCACATCATCGAACCGCAGGAAGAACCGTTTGTCCGTTCTTGCAAAATGTCCCGCTGGCCCCTCGGGAAACCACGTAAAAAACGTCGGTAACGTGGCATCTGTCAACATCTGGTTGGTGTTTCTGACCACAACCGCCCGACTTTTGCGTATTCCATCCGTGCCCGCCCGCATCATCTTGGCGTGATACGCTATTTTTATCATTGCAGCCGACGACTTACCTGACCCTACGGGGCCAGATATGAGGCTTATGAAGTCTTCGCAGGTCAAAAACGGGCTTAAAGAGGCCGGTGGGGCGTAATTTATGTTACTCATCGTCGAAATCCTCGAAATCGGCAAAACTCTGGCCGTCTGCATCGCCAAACACATCATTTAGGATGGTTTCTAAGCTTTCAGCGCTTTTTGGCTTGCTAGCGGACTTAATTTCGGGCGTTATAGTAGTGATTTCGGGTGTTTGTAGCTCAAGTTCAGGTTTTTCAACGTCGGTAACGTCAGTATATTCTGCGTCAAGCGCTTGTAAATCTTCTGAATCTCCTTCTGGCTCATTTTCTGCGGCTCCGGCTGGTTCTGGAGTAATTTCTGCTGTAATTGTTGTTGATCCGCCACCGTTTTCCCCCGGTAATACGATATTTATAGAAAAACCTGTGCCACTGCCGACTTTTACATCGTTTTTTGGCTCTAAATTGGCCCATTTGACCAAATTTTCGACCACTTTCGCCCTAACGGGTGCTGGAATATCAGGATCACGCGCCATGTGGTAAAAACTGGGCAGTAAATCTTCTGCCAGCACACGGCATTTGGACTCGAAACTAAAACCCGACTCGGTAAGCTCGCCCACATAGCGTGTTAGGTAGGCTTGGTATATGGGGTTGGCTTCGATGTCTTGGTATTCGGTGAGGGTTAAGCCTTCACCTTTTAACACTTGGCCTATGGGTAAAGCGGCACCCACTTGGTTTCTGGCTACGGATAGAGCTAGGGACTGAATAAACAGGTCTGCTCTTACGGCGTTCTGCATAATGCTACGGCCCGAAAGAATAATATGGGCGCAGTTTAGCCGAGACCGTCGTATAATGGAAACACTGTATGGATATACAGGTAGTTTGAAAAAACAGGAAATTTTTTACGCGGTACGGATATTACATATATCTGGGTGGGGGTGCGGGGGGCCATACCCCCCAACTACTATCATGACT